GTAAAACTTGAAGACGAAACAGCCCCACAGTGCGCTCTTCCCATTAAGAGTTCATTGTTCACTCCTCTTTACAAACACGCTTTAAGAGCTAAAAGAGGTTCAGGTAGTTCTATCATCAAGTCAGCATTGCACGGTAAACTCGGTCCTGTTGATACAGGCATTTCTCGCACTAGTCCCTATTTAGTTGAGGGAGAAAGAGTTGATCCTCTAGAAGTCACTCTCAGAAAATTCGGTACCAATCAGACATACGTTGATCCAGACGTTGTAGAAAGTGTATGTGGTCAAATTTATGATGATCTCAATAACACACAACTTTTCCATAGGGAAAAGCGACTGCTTACTTTTGAAGAGGCAGTCATTGGCATAGAGAATGATCCTATTTTCCGTGCCATATCAAGACAGACCAGTCCCGGGTTTCCTCTAGGTCATGAAGCAAAAGGAGGAGGAAAAGCCCACTGGTTTGGTAAGGACGTAGACTTTGATTTAAACAATGAAAATTGTGCAAAGTTAAAAGTCCAGTGTCTCCAAGTTCTGGAAGATGCCTGTAAAGGCATTAGAAATGAACACATATGCGCAGACAATCCAAAAGACGAAACCCTACCCAAGGAGAAATTAGCAAAAGGAAAGCTTAGAACTTTCAGTGCTGCTCCTATGGTTTTGTTCATAGTGACTAGAATGCTCTACGGAGATTTTGTGGCGTGGTATACTAGTAACAAGATCGAGAACGGTTCGGCCGTAGGAGTGAATTGCTACTCAGAGGAGTGGTCTCAGCTCGCCAGAAAGTTATTACAATTTGGCAACGATCTAAACATAGGAGATGGAGATTACGCAGGATATGATAGAACTCAAGCCGCAATTATTTTGCATGGCTTGAATGATTACATCATGAGAAGGTGGTACGGATATGAGGACAAGTACGATTTAGCTCGTAGAGTCATATTCCTAGAAGTACCTAATTCTAAACACATATACGAAGATATCGTGTATGAGTGGTTTTCATCCTTGCCCAGTGGTCATCCACTCACAACTATAGTCAACAACCTTTACAATCATTTTTGTTTTAGATATTGCTGGCTAGCAGCCCAT